ACACATAATATATTAACTAATAATATATATATATAATATAATAATAACTATATATAATAATAATTAATATATAATAATATAATATATATATAATACTAAAGTACTACTATACCTTGGCAGCTTAGAACTTTAGTTCGCATGTGCAACCCCGGGTAAGGGGGGTAGGGGGGTTGGTTTTATGTTGCACAACCCTCTAAAACTATCTCATAAAAATTATGGTGTCTAGCTGTTTTATTACTAATAAGTTCTTATTTTATGAAATGAGGAGTCTCCCACCCACCCACCACTATTGTTTAAACGCATTTTAAGGGGGTTTTTAGCCGTTTTCTAGCAAAGTTAAGGGGTGAGTAGCTTAGCAGCTACAAAACGCCTCAAAAACAGGGATTTAAATGTTTGTACAAAAGTAACGTTTATATACCCCACCTGCTATAAGCATCCAACTTTAAGGTAGTTATGCTATTAATAACTAGTTTACATTTTCTTTTGTTCCTCTTTATAGGAATCCTCATGGCAAAACTTACGCTAAATAACATTGGCAGTCGATATGGGTCAATTGATGCTCTCAATGACAACTTTGACGCCATTGAGACAGCATTTGAAAACACGTTGAGTAGGGATGGCACCGGCCCTAACAACATGGAATCCGACCTAGACATGGACAGTAACGACATCATTAACGTCGGTGACTTGTCTGTGGGTAGCTTACGTGTAGGTGGAGTCCCTGTTTCTCCCGGTACAATCAACTACACTGGTCAGGTTAAAGAAACCATTGTTGCCACCGCAGGGCAGACAGTGTTTAACCTCACCTCTGTCAGTTACTCTCCTCTTACTAATAATTTGAGTGTATATGTAGACGGTGTATACCAAAATCCTAACCGCTATACAGAAACATCCAGCACCCGTGTAACTCTTTCAGAGGGTGTTCATGAAGGTGCAATTGTAGACTTTGTTGTTCTATCACTCACTGATCTACCCGGTACTGTAGATGCAGTTAATGTAACATATACGCCAGCAGGTAGTGGTGCACAAACAACTACTGTTGCTACTAAACTAAAAGAAACCGTCAGCGTCAAGGACTTCGGTGCTGTGGGCGATGGGGTGACGGATGACACGGCTGCGATTCAGGCGGCTATTGATTCACGTCCTCTTGGAGGCGTAGTTTATTTTCCGCAAGGCACGTATTTGACGGACGGCGGCCACGCATGTACAAACACTGGTGTCGAGTTGATCGGTGAAGGTATCGACGGAACTCGCATTCTGTTTAACCCAGCATCAACAGCCACTGGTGTTTTTATTCTAGGAAATAAGAGTGTGGCGACCGTCGTTAAACATTTGGCGCTTAGAGATATGCGAATCCAAATGCAAGGCGCTGATAAGTACGGTTTTGAGATGTACGGCTGCCGCGATGGTAGTGAAGTCTCTAATGTTTACATATCTGACTTTTCTTCTAGCGCTGTTCGACTGAACATGGCAGGGAATGGGACAGGAGTCGCGTCTGGCAAGATGAATCAAGGAGTCAAACTCACCCAAGTCATTTGCGAATCTTCTCAAGACATCACGGCCCCGAACGGAGTTTTTGACATTGATGGTACGTTTGAAACGACACTTGATACGTGTGCATTCAAAGGTGCAAGCGCCGCCACAAACAACGGCACTGCTATTGATATTGCATCTTCTGGTGAGTGCAGAAATGTTGTGATCATTAACGCCGCACTGCCGCATTTAAAGAATGGCGGTGTGGGGGGCAACATCGGCATTAAGTACGGACAGTGGGCACGAGAGTGTCGTGACATCTGCACTACTTTTGAAAACATCGACGGTAGCGCTGTTGTGTTTGATGGCAGTAACGTCAGTGGAAACAATTTGCCATTTCAATGCTATTCGCTTTATCCACGACTATATCAAACTAGCACGGCTGGTGTTCTTGATCCGGCTTTTGTGTTTGGTGATGCCAATACTTGCATGGTATCTCCAATTAGCGGCTACGTTACGTCGAAGGTATGGGTCAAGTTTGATGCGTTCACAAGTTTTCAGACACGAAACGTGGTAGAGATCGGCGCGGGGGCTGTAAATCCCGAAAACCTTGTAGGCGCAAACGTATTGTTTAACGCAAGTACACCGGACAGCAATGTCGTACAAGGTTTTTCTACCGCAGATACAACGACTCGGCAGTTTATTTTGACAAACACTAATCTGTCTGTGCGGTATGAAACCAACGGCACAAAAGTTGAATACACTCCTGCTTGGGATACATATTCATTAGCGGGTACATCCGGCGCACGTTGGAAAGACGCAACCGGCGATGATATTTTTCAGCTAACGCAAGGCGGTTCGCTGGCGTTAGGACAAACAATCGCGTATTTGCGATACCGGGGGTCTTCTGGTGAAACACTGCAAAGAGTTCTTGTAGGCGCTGCGGACAGTGGTGGTACTGGCTTCCGAACACTACTTCTTCCCAATTAAGCCATGATTACGCCAGCATTTTCATTGACTGCAACTGAACGAGTGCTTCCTAAATTAGCACTCGACTTCACTACCGCAAGTCTTGACCCACGCATTACGTTTACGCGAACCACTGGCGCGTCTAATCCTGCCACTTACGTCAACAATGGCGGGGCGGTAACCGCTGCAACCAACAATCAACCACGTTTTGATTACGATCCGGTAACATTGGTTTGCAAGGGGTTGCTTATTGAAGAATCCAGAAGCAACTCGTTAATTTATTCTGATCAATTTAATGATGCAACATGGGTAAAAACAAACGCGTCAATTTCTGCTGATGCTGCCGTTAGTCCTGATGGAACATCTAATGCCGACGCACTTTCAAAAAGTGCCGCGTTTGGTTCTATATACCAAGGTTTAACCATTGCAACAGGTACGTACACTGCTTCTGTTTATATGAAAGCGGGCACACGTACAACGGGCGCTTTTGCAGTGACGGAAAACGGCTCTACTACGGTACTGGCCCGTGCGAACATAAATTTGTCAACTGGCGTTGTCACAAATAACACGGGGACAGTTTTTGCTGTTGCTGCCGGTAATGGTTGGTATCGAGTTTATACAACCGTAACTACTACAAACACGTCTGTACGCGTGTTTATATATTCAGGCACGTACAACGGTAGCGAAACTGGCGATGTTTATGCCTGGGGCGCTCAACTCGAAGCCGGAGCCTTTGCCACTAGTTACATCCCCACAACCACCGCAGCCCTGACACGCAATGCCGATGTGGCTACGATGACGGGGACGAACTTCAGCGATTGGTTCAATGCGTCTGAAGGGACGTTTGTTGCTGAAGGATCGTATTCTACAAACAGCGCAAACTGTTTATATGTGAACGACGGCACAACGTCAAATCGACTTATGCTTTATATGGGTAATTCAGCACAAGGTTTGATTACAACCGCTGGCGTTGCCCAAGCAAGTTTGGATGGCGGAACACCTATTGTTGGCGGAGCATTGAACAAAGTTTGCTTATCGTACAAGGCAAACAATTTTGGTTTGGCACTGCAAGGCGGCGCAACTGTTACCGATACTTCTGGTACTGTACCAACGGTTTCGCAATTGAACATCGGTGCTGGCCCTGCACTGCAACAGCCATTAAACGGTGTCATTACTGGTTTTGAGTATTATCCGCAAAGATTGACCAATGCGGAAATCCAAGCATTCTCGAAAGGTTGAAAATGGGTTTGACTAAAGCAACTTTTTTTATGGTATCCAGTGCGCCGATCAACGTCAAAGACTATGGCGCAACTGGAGATGGTTTGACAGATGATACGGCTGCTATTCAAAGCGCCATTGATGCGGTAGCAGCAGGTGGCACTTTGTTTTTTCCTGTGGGCACGTATCTTGTCAACGTCAACACGCAGTCTTGCACATTGACTGACGGTACTGATGTATCAAAGTGCGCTTTGTTGATTGACACCGCCATGCAAGTGACGGGCGATCCCGGCGCTCAAATCAAAGCCAAAGAGGGCGCGTCTCCAGCAACTGACAATTACATCGTTTCATGCACTGCTGGAGTAAATTTCACAAACATCTATTTCAATGGCGATAGACTAAATGTCACCAGCAGCTATGGCATCCAGCTAAACGCCAGCGCAAGCAGCGTAAAAAATTGCACATTTAATGGATTTGATGGTTCGCCAGTTGTTGCTCAAGGTACAAGTGCAGCGGCACTGATTAACACAATCAATGTGTCGGATAACAACTTTGAGGATAACGCCAATACCATATTTTTTGCGTGGGTCGAGCGATTCAAGATTGACGGCAACACAATCTACAACGTATCCGAGGGCATCGACTTGGATAAGTATTGTCGCAATGGACAGATCAACAACAATTCTTTTGATACGACTCGTGGTGGCGGCGCAGACGCAGCTATCGAAATCAATGGCGGCGACAACATCACTATTTGCGGTAATTCAATCAAAAACCAAGTTAAAGGCATTTTGTTGAATGGTAAAACAGTCAGTGCTGTCGAATACTACACCAAAGGAATTACGGTTTCTGGCAATAGTATTCTTGATTGTTCCAGTTACGCAATCGTAACGGGCGGGACTTCAGCAACATCTACGCAGGCTACGCAAAACACTTCGATTATTGGTAACACGATTGTTGGCGACGGGACATTTGAAGGCGTCAACTTGCGTGGCATCAACGTTAGTTTTGTAGGCAATACGGTCACAGGTAACCGTGGTGGTGTGTTGATTGATGGTACATCTAGCAAGAATTTGTCCATCGCAAACAATATCGTCAGCGGAAACAGTCGCTACGGCATTCAAGTTGATTCCTCAAGTCAAAGCAACATTTCTATCACTGGAAACATCATTGATGACAACAACTCTGACACTGGGTACAACGGCATCCAAATGTCTGACGTAACTTCGGCAACTATCAGCAATAACACTGTGACTGGAGCGCACGATCATGGCATTCGAGTTCAAGGCACTGGCACTGTCAACTTGTCTGGCAACACGGTTACTGGCGCAACAACCGGCAGCGTTCGGATTGCATCCACAACCACTTGGACAGTCAACGGCCAAAACAGCGCCAAGATTTATCCGCAAACAAACGATGTTTTCTACAACGGTGCGTCTGTCTATTACAGTGACACCGACCCAGGAACACTGTCGTCTTCTTATGTGTTCCGTGAAGGCGATATTGTCTGGAAGTTAGCACAGACGGCTGGAACATCTCCGGGTTGGGTCTGCGTGACCGCAGGCACTCCTGGAACTTGGAAAGCAATGGCTAATTTGGCAGCGTAATTAACCATCTTGCACCCAGTGGTAAACTGGGTGCATAATCAAAACTGTACTGGCCCTAATTATTTAAGGAATTATAATGGCTACAATTACTGATTTAGAAAAACAATTTTACGAGTTGTACATTGCTACACCTCCTGCTGCACTACAAGATTTAAAGAATGCATTTCTTTCTGCTGTAGCATTAGGTGGTGCAGGTGCAGCACAAGTAGTTACTGTATCTGGAACGTCACGTACTCTATCTGCTGCTGATGCAAATAAAATTATTTACTGTACTTCTTCTAGTGCTACTACAATTACAACTGCTGCTGGTTTAGGTGCTGGTTTTAACTGTACCATTATTCAAGGTGGTACTGGTAAAGTTACAGTGGCACAAGGTAGTTCTACTACTCTTGTTTCATACTCTAGTCTACTTAGCACAATGGGGCAATATGCTGTAATTAGTCTTGTAGCTCCTGTTGCTAACACATTTATTGCGGCTGGTAACTTGGGCGTATAAAAATGTCAGAAGTAAGCCATGCTGAAATATATGAGCGCCTAATTGCTGTAGAAAGCAAAGTTGATAAGGTTGCACAAGACACCAAAGACGTAGTGGATGCTTTTCATGCAGCACAGGGTGCGTTCACTGTTTTGGATTGGCTTGCTAAAATTGCCAAACCACTACTTCTTATTGGTGCTTTTTTAGCTGCTATTGGTGCATTTTACACAGGACACAAATAATGTTACTAGAGACAATTGTAGGTGCATTAGTTCCTATTGGTGTAGAAGGTATTAAACAAGCCATTACACGTTTTGCCGGTGGTGTTAAACCTACTACAGTAGATGAACAAATTAAACTTGATGAAGCTGAAGTGCGAAGGCTAGAAGCCTTAGCAAAACTGGACACACCCATTGGTCAACCTAGCCAGTGGGTTGTGGACTTACGAGCTTCTGCACGTTACATTGGTGCGTTATTAGTAATTGCTGTAGGCGTGTCTACACTATACGTTCCAGTAGATGTTGCTGTACAAACACTAGCATTAGAAGCAGCTAACATTGCATTTGGTTTCTTGTTTGGTAGCCGCATCATTGCAGCGTTTAAAAAATGACATACAAACTATCTCAAAAATCTTTAGATAAACTTAAAGGTGTAGATAATGATTTGGTTGCTGTAGTTAAACGTGCTATTGAACTTACAGAAATTGATTTTGGTATTACTGAAGGTGTTAGAGACATTGAACGTCAAAGACAACTTGTTAACGATAAGAAGTCGCAGACATTAAAAAGTAAGCACCTTATTGGTAGAGCAGTAGATGTAGTTGCATACGTAGATGGTAAGGTTAGTTGGGATAAAGAACACTACCACACCATTGCTAAAGCTTTTAAACAAGCTGCTAAAGAACTTAATGTTGCTATCCGTTGGGGTGGTGATTTTAAAAGTTTTTTTGATGGCTTACATTTTGAATTGGAATAATCATGCCACTTAAAAAAGGTAGTTCACAAAAGACAATTTCAGCTAACATTCGTAAAGAGATGAAGGCTGGTAAACCACAAAAACAGGCAATTGCCATTGCTCTTAGTAGTGCTGGTAAAAGTCTACCTAAACGTGGTAGTCGTACAGCTAAGAATAAAGCTAAAAAATGAAATTAGCTTACATAGTCTGGGAAGACGCTTCAGAACTAGATGTTACAGCATGGACTGTACATGAAGAAGAATTTAGTTATACACCAGTGTTATGTAAGCAAGTAGGTTGGGTAGTTTATGATGGCCCAGAAGGTATTATTCTTACACAAGCAGTTACTAGTAATGGTGAAATTGCAAGACGTAATCAAATACCTAAACAAATGATTAGGAGTATAGAATGGTTGACCGAACCAAGTTCCTCGACGGTAGTGGCAAGCGAGTAGTTTTACAACTATTTAAAGAGTTTGCTAGGCCAGATGTAAAATATAAACCTGTGTACACGTTGCAAGAATGGAAAGATGTGTTTCTAGACTTGCGTGATCCTTCTGAATACAGTGCAGCTATGGCACTGTTAGGTGATTGGGAACACTGGCTTGAAGTGCGTAATCATGCACTCATTAAACCACACATAGATAAGTGGCAAGCTGAACTAGATGTTAAACTTCGTAGCGAAGCTATCCAACAAATGAAGGCACACGCTAAACAACCGGGAGGCACTGCTGCTGCTAAATGGTTGGCTGATAAAGGATATGCTCAGGAAGGCACTAAAAAGGCCGTAGGACGACCTAAAAAGGAAGAGGAAGTACCTACCCCTAGCCTAGGTCGAATTGCAGGTGATATGGCCCGTTTGGGCATTGTAGTAGGAGGTAAACGATAATGCCGTTCATGTCCAATGGAAAACGTGATTATAAGAAACAATACGAAAAGTACGATGGTAAAGAAGAAGTAAAAAAAGATAGAGCTAAACGTAATGGTGCTCGTCGTAAACTTATGGCTGAAGGTAAAGTAGCTAAGGGTGATGGCAAGGATGTTGACCATAAGAAACCACTAAGCAAAGGTGGTGGTAATAATAGGTCTAATCTACGTGTTACCAGTAAGAGTGCCAACCGTAGCTTTGCACGAACTAAGTCAGGAAAAATGAAGTGACTGAAAAAGAACTAGTAAAGCAAGCGGCAGAGGCAGACTTACTCACGTTTATTCGACTAGTAGCTCCACATCGTATGCTAGGCGCAGTACATGAAGAACTGTGCTCATGGTGGGGTCGTGAAGATGCTAAGGATAACCAGCTTGTCTTACTTCCACGAGACCATCAAAAAAGTGCGATGATTGCATACAGGGTAGCTTGGTGGATTACTAAGCACCCTGAAACAACTATTTTGTATGTGTCTGCTACTGCTAACTTAGCTGAAAAACAGCTAAAAGCTGTTAAGGACATTTTACTCTCCGACATTTATCGTTTCTATTGGCCTGAAATGGTTAATGAAAACGAAGGTAAACGTGAACGCTGGAGTGTTGATGAAATAAGTGTTGACCATCCTAAGCGTAAAGCAGAGGGTATTCGTGATGCCACTATTAAAGCAGCAGGTATTACAGCTAACGTAACTGGTCTACATTGTAACGTAGCAGTGCTGGATGACGTAGTTGTTCCAGATAATGCATACACGCAACTTGGTCGGGATCAAGTACGTGCCTTTTATTCACAGCTATCATCCATTGAATCTACAGGTGCAAGGGAGTGGGCAGTAGGTACTCGTTACCATCCTGCTGACTTGTATAAAGATATGATGGAGATGACTGAAATTTTCTTTGATGACGACACTGATGAGGAAATTGAGAATGAAGTGTACGAAGTGTTTGAACGTGTTGTAGAGACTAATGGCGAGTTCTTATGGCCTAAACAGCGTCGAACTGACGGTAAAACGTTTGGATTTGACGCTAAAGAGTTGGCTCGTAAAAAAGCCAAATATCTAGACGTAACTCAATTCTACGCCCAATACTATAACAACCCTAACGCAGTTGAAACGCAACTTATTGACAGAAGCCGTTTTAACTACTACGAAAGGGATAAAATTGAGAACTTTAGCGGTAGTTGGTACTTTGGTGATAAGCTTCTCCACGTCTATGCAGCTATGGACTTTGCTTACTCAATCAACAACCACTCCGACTACACAGTTATTGCTGTGGTCGGCATTGACGAAGATAACAACTATTATGTCCTAGACATTGATAGGTTTAAAACAAACAAGATTAGCGTCATGTATGAAAAGGCAGAAACTGTCTATCGTAAGTGGCGTTTTAAACGTATGCGTTGTGAAGTAGTAGCAGCACAGCGACTCATTGTTCAACAATTCAAAGACTTTATGCGTGGTCAAAACATTGTATTTACCATTGATGAATACAATCCTCCACGTAACATGAGTAAAGAT